GGGCCGCCTGGTTCCCCAGGGCCTTAAAGACGCCAGCCTTGATCCTGACACGATTACTCGCTGGTGGACGGAGGCCCCAACCGCCAATATCGGCGTCCCGACCGGCCTGATTAGCGGCCTGGCGGTGCTGGATGTGGACACCCTGAAAGGTGGGGAAGACAGCTTATTTGACCTGACCCGGCAATTCGGGCCGTTGCCGGATACGGTGGCGGCGTTGACCGGCGGCGGCGGGCAGCATTTCCTGTTCGCGCATCCCGGCCCCGGCGTCAAAATCCGCAACAGCGTAGAAAACCTCGGCCCCGGTCTGGACGTGCGCGGCGACGGGGGCTACATCATCGTTGCGCCTTCGACCCACGTCAGCGGGCGAACGTATGAATGGGAATTGTCCTGTCACCCCAAAGACATCGCCCTCGCACCCCTGCCTGAGTGGCTGTTGGCGCGCATCATCGATCACCCCCGCCCCGCCCTCGCCCCCGTGACGCCGGGGGGAGGCAAGCTGTCCCCAAGGGAGATTCAGCGCATTCGCGCCGCGCTGCGCTATCTCGACCCGGAACCCTACGATGTCTGGATTCTGGTGGGCATGGCGCTTCATGCGGCAGGCGATGATGATCAAGGGTTTGATCTGTGGACGCAGTGGGCCGGGAAGAGCGGAAAATTCGACCCGGACGACCATCAAAGGCGCTGGGCCAGCTTCACCCGCACCGGATCGGGCGTCACCCTGGGGACGCTGTTTGCCAGCGCGAAAGCCGCCGGTTACGCCCCGCCCTCCCCGCCCCCGCCCTCCCCGCCCCCCCCACCCGACACCCCCCCCGGGGGGTTTGGCGGGGAGGGTTCGGACGACTGGGAGTCCACCCTGCGGCGCAATGGCAAGGGGCGTCCAGACAGTACGCCCGGCAACATCGAACTGATTTTGCAGCACCATGCTGACTGGGCCGGGCTGCTGGCTTGGGATGAAATGAGTTACCGCACGGTCAAACGCCGCCCGCCGCCGTATGCCGGGGGCAAGGCGGGCGAATGGACGGACGCTGACGATATCTGGACCAGTATCTGGCTGGAAAAGCACTACGAGATTTGTCCTCGCCCGCACACGGTCGCCCAGGTCGTGGCGGCGACCGCGCAACTGGCCCCTTTCCACCAGGTGCGCAGTTGGCTGGCGTCCTTGCCGCCTTGGGATGGTATAGAGCGCTTGGCGCACTTTTTTGTCGACGCCTGTGGCGCGGCGCTCAATCCGTACACGGAAGCGGTCGGGCGGGCGTTCTTTATCAGCGCCGTGGCCCGCGTCATGCAGCCGGGCTGCAAGGTGGATACGATGCTGACCTTGGAGGGCAAACAGGGCGTCGGGAAATCCCAGTTGATCCTCGCCTTGTTTAGCGCCCAGTGGCATATCGAAATCAGTTACGCGCCTGGCTCGCTGGATTTTTTCCAGTCGTTGCGCGGGTGTTGGTGTGCTGAATTTGGGGAACTCAGCCAATTTGACCGGGCCGACACCAACAAGATCAAGCAGGTTTTAACCCAAGTACAGGACACCTATCGCGCGTCCTATGGCAGTCACGCCATGACCTATCCCCGCCAAGTGGTGTTTGTCGGGAGTACGAATCGCCGGGAATGGGGCTTCGATGAAACCGGGATGCGCCGGTTTTTACCGATTACCTGCACGGAAATCAATCTGGACTACGTGCGGGATCATCGCGAGGCGTTATGGGCCGAGGCGTTGCAGCGGTTTCAAGCGGGCGAATCGTGGTGGGATATCCCGGACGCGGAACGGGAACAGAACGCCCGGTATGATTATGATGCTTGGGAGGAATTAGTGAGTGACTGGGTGGAGAATAAAGAGCGGTTCGCTTTGCCAGGCGCGCCCGTCCATTTTGGCATTAACGAGGTCTATGAAAAAGCGATTTATGGTAATAACGCCCGGCATATTCCGCCGATTAGTCGCGGTGATCAAGTGCGACTAGGCCGGGTTTTAACGCGCTTGGGTTGGCGTAGAAAGCGCCTGGGTGATGGCAAGCGTGAATACGGCTATGAGCGCGCGCCCGCATGATCCACTCCGTCCTATCCCGTCCTATCCCGTCCTATCTTTTTGCTAGATGGGACGCCGATTTCTTTTTAGAAATCAAGCGCGTCCTATCCCGTCCTATCTCTGCGCCCTCGCGCGTATATGTGCGCAGGGGCGCGCCTGCCCGCGCTCGCGCGCGCTCGCCCCTGATGATTTCCTATAGGACGTCTGGGACGATAGGACAGGAGTATGAAAACACTGGAAAAAAAGGCGTCCTATCTGCCGTCCTATCTCGTCCCATCTCTGGAGATTCTCCATGTCCCTGAACACGCAAGAAGCTCGCGACCGCCAAGTCGGTGGCGATCACTATCTCAACCTGGGGATTCAGCCTTGGGATGCGCTGCGCGCCTGGCTGTCGCCGGAACAGTTCACCGGCTTTCTGCTGGGCAACGTCATCAAATACCTAGCGCGATTCAACGCCCGCACGGACGGCAAGGGCGGGTTGCCGGATCTGCGCAAGGCGCAGCATTACCTCGAACACCTCATTGCCTTGGAGTCCCGCGAATGACGCCCGTCAATCCCCGGATCGCACCCTGCACGGCTTGCAAAGCGTGGGTGCGTATTCCCGATGACGCCCAGCCGGGCCATAAGCTGGTCTGTACCCATTGCGGAGCGGCCTATCGGGCGTGGCAGTTGCTGGCGCGGAGTTATCGGCAAGAGTCAATAGTGGAGATTACCGAATGAGTGAAGACCATCCCGTCTATATCCCGTGCGCGTCGGGCCACAACGCGCAAACCGATTGCTGCATTCGCCCGCTGGGTGACCTGGTGGAACTCATGGGCTACCCGCTGATGCAGTTCACGCCTGATGATGCGGTGCATTTAGCCACGGCGGTACTTCATGCCGCCCACCTCACCGGGTACGGCGGGACGGATGAAGTCGTCGCCCGGTTGCGTTCGGAGATGGCCATGGCGCTGCATGTGCCGGTCATGGCGGATAGCTTGACCCGTCCCTTACTGATCGAAGCCAGCGAGGCGTTGGCGGGATTGGAGCGGGATGTGGATTATTGGATGCGCAGCGCCGAGCAATGGCGGGGACATTTCATCCATGAAGCTGCTTTACGGGATACAGAGGTGGACGATGGAAAGTGAACTGATCCGTCTGATCGAAAACGCTGCGGCGCGCTATGACCTACCTGTGGCCTTAATTCAGGCCATAGTCCAGGTGGAATCAGCGGGCCACCCGTGGGCGATACGCTACGAACCGGCCTTTTTTGACGGATTTGTTGCAGAGCAAGGCCATGCGGTTTTCTTGCCCTGTTCACGGGCTACAGAGGAACGGTTACGGGCCTTTTCGTTCGGCCTGATGCAGATCATGGGACAGACGGCCCGCGAACTGGGATTCAAGGGCGTCTATCTAGTGGAATTATGCGATCCGGCAACCGGGTTAGAATGGGGGTGCCGGTATCTGACGAAACAGGTCAAGCGCTATAGCGGCGATCTGGAAAGCGCCGTCGCTGCGTATAACGCCGGATCAGCCCGGCGCGATAAAAACGGGGCGTGGGCCAATCAGGGGTATGTCGAGAAAGTGCGCAAGGCGGGAGGGCTGTGATGGACTTGACGGGATTAGGCGCGGTCGCGGATTTGGCCGGGAACGTGATCAACCGGATTTGGCCGGACGCCAGCGAGGCGGAAAAAGCCAAGCTGACCGTCGCCTTGGCGCAACTGAATGCGGAACTGGAAACGGCGAAGGGACAAGCGGCGGTCAACGCCGTTGAGGCCGGGAATGCCAGCGTGTTTGTCAGCGGCTGGAGGCCAGCGATTGGCTGGCTGTGCGCCGTGGCCCTGGGCTATCAGTACGTCGTCTATCCGCTGTTGTTGTGGTTGACGGTGTTCTGGCCCCATGTGATCGCGCCTCATCCAGTGACGAGCGATGTTCTCATGGAACTGCTGTTCGGTATGCTGGGCCTGGCTGGCCTGCGCAGTTACGAGAAAGTGCGCGGGGCGGCTGGACGTGCCGCCCGGACATCGCACTCAACCCGCCCCTGATCGCCACGGTTGGGGGGGATAATTCCATCGGCCTTTCGTGCCAAAGGACTTACTAATGTCGGTTGATGATACCAAACCTCATGTGAACGAATCGGCCTTCAAGGAGCCTATCTCGGCGGACTTGCCGCGTCGGCAACTGGATCGAAAGATTCTGGAATCCTACGATTCCAATCAAGAGCGGATTCGTAATATCAGTAGTCGAATGATGCGTATCGAAACGATTTTTGACAGCCTTAATAAAGACTTGCGGCGGCTGGAAGAGACGCATAAGGACATGGCGCAGCATATCGAAGCTACCGCACACACGCTTAGCACCATTGGCAACAAGCTGGCGGTGCATGCGGAAATGGAAGAATACCAGTGGACCCTGGTCAACCAAGCCCATGAAACCCTGGCGCAAATCGGCGTCGCGCTGAACCAGCATCTGCAACACTCCGAGGGGCTGATCGCGCGCGTCCGTGGGGCGGAACGACTGATTTGGGCGCTGTGGGGGGTCATCGGCGCGTCGGCCCTGGCGCTTATCCCGCTGGCATTGAAGGGGATGGGCGGATGATCAGCGTTGATCTGCGCGGCCTGGACGGAGTGCAACACCAGTTGCGGAATCTGGCGGAAACACAAATACCGTATGCCTTGGTACTGACGTTGAATAACACGGCGTTTGCGGTGCAGAAGGCGAGTAAAGCGCGCTTGGAGACCGCATTTGATCGCCCGACCCCGTTGATCAAGGGCGCAACCCGTGTGATTAAAGCAACCAAGCAAACGCTTACGGCCACTGTGTTGATTGATCCAAAACGAGCGGCAATCCTGCGAACGCATGAAGTCGGCGGGGTACGCGGCCATCAGGCGTTAGAGCGCTTCTTGGCGGGTAAAGGGTGGTTGCCGTCCGGTTGGCGAGCGATCCCTGCGAATGAAATGCCTCGTGATAGTTACGGCAACCCAAAGAAAGCCGAGGTCAACAAGATCATCGCGGAACTCAGCGCCGGGATCAGCGGGGTACTGGGGAGTTCGCGGCGCACGTTCGTGATTCGACCGGGCACTCGCAGTCATCTCGCGCCTGGTGTGTATCGAGTGCGCACTCGTTCCAAGGGCCGGGCGCTTATGCCGCTATACCTGTTCACGTCTATTGCGCAGTATCGGGCGATGTTGAACTGGGAGGAGACGGCGGAAGCGGAGGCGCGGCGCTTGCTGCCGGATGAAGCGGCGAAAGCGATTCGCCGTGCGATGGAAACGGCAAGGTGAAACGCTGGGGCCCCTGGCGCTTAGAGGCCGCACGGGTAATCGCGCGCGCGGAATTCCTCTAGGCATAGCCTTTTCAGACACTTAACATCTCCCATAACAAAGCCGTTAACTTGTTAACCATGCCCCTGATCAGCCAAGCCGACTACGCCCGACACCGGAAATGCAGCCGCGCCGCCGTCACCGACGCCGTGAAGACCGGGCGCATCTCCCTGATTAACAGGAAGATCGACCCAGAGGTCGCTGACATCCAATGGCTGAAAAACACGCGCAACCCCAAGCCCGCGCCGACTGACGGAGTTTTATTGACCGCCCCGCCCTTGGTGACGGACTGCGCCATCGCCCAGACGGTCTACGATCTGCAACTCAGCCGCGCAAAACGAGAACATCACGAAGCCAACCTCGCTGAAATGAAGGAACGCCAGCGGGCGGGTGAGCTGGTGGAATTGCAGCAGGTACACCTCGCCTACACCACGCTTGCGGCGCAACTGCGGTCGGCGCTTGAACGCATCCCCGACAAACTTGCGCCCCGGCTGGCTGCGGAAACCGACGAACACACCGTCCACACCCTGCTGCTGACGGAACTCGATCAAGCGATGATGGACATGGCGCAAACCGCCGAGCAGCTCCCGGCGAAGCTTCAAGAGGCTGCCCGTTATGAGTAGTCCCATCATCATCGGTAACGCCACGCTCTACTGTGGCGATTGCCTGGAGATATTACCGACGTTGACCGGGATTGACGCGGTGATTACTGATCCGCCGTATGGAATTGATTACGGCAGGGCTGGCGGGTTTTCAGCATCGCACGGATGGAGCGATAACCGGGAGAAAGTCGAATGGGATCGAACCAGGCCGCCAAAAGAAAGCATCGACCTCTGCGTGAAGGCAGCAAAAATCGTTGTGATTTGGGGTGGTAATTACTTTACCGACTGGCTACCGCCTTCGATGGGCTGGTTGATTTGGGATAAAGTGCAGCGCGGATTTAGTTTGGCGGATTGCGAAATGGCATGGACGAATCAGCGCAAAGCCTCGCGGGTTATTAGTTACGCCCGTGGCAATGAAAGCGGATTTGCCCCAAGGGGATGCGATTGGCCGAACGTGCACCCGACGCAAAAGCCGATAGGCGTAATGAAGTGGTGTATTGACAAAGTAGGAAACCCGGAAACTATCGCCGATCCCTTCATGGGCAGCGGCAGTACCGGCGTCGCTTGCGTCACCAGCGGGCGCAAATTCATCGGCATTGAAATCGACCCCGACTACTTCGCCATTGCCTGCGCCCGGATCGAAAACGCGCAACGGCAGGGCAGAATGGAGTTTGAAGAGGTCGCATGAACGGCGCATCCGCCCTCGCTGCCGCCTTCACGCTCGGCCTGGCCCCGCCGCCGCGTCTGACCGTGACCGAGTGGGCCGATCAATACCGCCGCCTTCCCACCAAGGGCAGTGGCGAACCCGGCCCGTGGCGAACCTCCCGCGTGCCCTACGTCGGTGAAATCATGGACTGCCTGAGCGCCCAGCATCCGGCCCGGCGCGTGGTGTTGATGAAAAGCGCCCAGGTGGCGGGTACGGAGTGCATCCTGAACTGGTCTGGCTGGTTCATCTGCACCCAGCGCGCCCCGATGATGATTGTTCAGCCGACCATTGACGTGGCGGAACGGTTCTCGAAACAACGCATCGCCAGCATGATTGATGACTGTCCACAACTGCGTGAACTCATCCCCCCGGCCCGGTCCCGTGACAGCGGCAATACCACGCTGCTCAAAGAATACCCCGGCGGCATCCTCATCATGTCCGGCGCGAACAGCGCCGCGTCGTTGCGCTCCCTGCCGATTCGCTATCTGGCCCTCGATGAAGTGGACGCTTACCCGCACGATCTGGACGGCGAAGGCGACCCCATTAGCCTGGCGGAAGCCCGCACCACCACCTTCCCCCGGCGCAAAGTCTTTCTGTGCAGTACGCCCACCATCGAAAGCCTGAGCCGAATTCACCGCGAATGGCTGGCCTCCGATCAACGCCGCTACCACGTCCCCTGCCCGCACTGCGCGGCGTTCAACCCGCTGCAATGGGACCACCTGACCTGGCCGGAAGGGGAACCCGAAAAAGCCGCTTATGCTTGCCCGGCCTGTGGGACCACCATCCCGGAACACCACAAAACCGCGCTGCTGGCGTCCGGGCGCTGGGTGGCCGAGCGCCCGGAATCCCCCACGCCGGGCTTTCACCTGAACGGCCTGTACGCGCCGATTGGGTTGGGCCTGACCTGGGCGGAACTGGCGAAGGAATGGGAGAACAAGAAACGCGACCCGGCGCAACAAAAAACCTTCATCAACACCCGCCTGGGCGAATGTTTCGCCGACCCGGATGAAAAACTCGACTGGGATGAACTCAAGCAACGCGCCGAACCCCAAGCCCCGCGCACCATTCCCGCTGGGTGTTTGTTATTGACCGCCGGAATTGACGTGCAGAAAGACCGCTTTGCCCTGATTGTGGTCGGCCATGGCCGGGGCGGCGTCACCTGGGTGATTGATTACGTGGAGCTGCCCGCTGACCCGACTCGCCCGGCGGATTGGGCGCTGCTCGATGACGCCCTGGGCCAGACCTTCCCGGACGCACAAGGCCATTCCTACCGCATTACCAGCGCCGCGATTGACTGCGGCTATCTGACCGACGATGTCCTTAACTACGTCCGGCAACGGCGCGGCAAAGTGATTGCGGTCAAGGGCGCGTCCACCAGCGGCAAGCCGATCATTGGCCGGCCCTCCAAGGTGGATTTCACCTGGCGCGGCAGCGTCATCAAGTCCGGCGCGGAACTGTGGATCGTCGGCCATGACACCGCCAAGCATCAACTCTTTGCCCGTCTGGCCGGCGACCGCAAGCTGCTCCCGCAAGATCGGATGGTGCATTTTCCGTCTGGGCTTGATGACAGCTTCTACGGCATGTTGACCGCCGAGGTCTGGGATTCCACCAAGCGCCGCTGGGTGAAGATTCGCCCGAGGAATGAAGCTCTTGATGTTTATACCTATGCCACCGCCGCCGCCTATCAACCCGCCCTGCGGATTCACACCTGGCGCGAAGGGCAATGGAAGCGCTGGGAGGACAGTCAGGGGATTGGCCCCGGTGACCTGTTCAGCGCCGCTCCGTCGCCGGACGCCGCCCCCGTCGCCGAACGCCCTCCCGTCCCTCCTGCCCCCTCGCCTAAGGTCGCGTATTCGCTCCCTTTACCGTCCCCTGTTCGCCGTCAAACCGTCACCCGGAGGATTTCCCTATGAGCGCCCCTGATCTGCTGACCTGGATTCAAACCGCGCTGACCGGCCAACCGTTGACGCCGCAAGTGGTGGAGCAGACCCTGGCCCGCGCCCGGCAAACTTACGGCGGCGAGACGGTCTACATCCGCGCCTCGGAGCGACAGAAAGTCACCCGCCGCGCCCTGCAACTGCGGAAGCATCGCCATGTCTGACGCCTCGCCCCGACCGCGTCGCAAAATTATTTTTTTGTTGATTCCCCGCACTTTGCCCAATATCCACGAATAACCCCTTGATTTCCCTAAATACCCGCGAAAAACTCTAAGAAAATTTCTTAGAAATTTCGCCTAATTTCTAGCTTTATGCTTTGGTAAACAGGGGGCATGGCGACCTTTGACGGCATTCCTCTCGAAACTCTGGCGACCTGGCTCAGCGAAGCCCAGACCGCCTATCACGCCCTGAACACCGGGACGCAAACGGTCAGCGTTGGCACCGGCGACACCCGCGTCACCTTCACTGCCGCGCAAGTCGCGGACCTGCGCCGCTACATCAGCGACCTGCAAACCGCGATTGCCGCGCTGGCTGCCGGGGCCTTCCGCCGCAAAGGCATCTACCTGAGCGGAGGCAAAGGGCTATGAGCTTTTTCACCCGCGTCAAAGCCGCCCTGACCCCGCACCCCACGTCCGCCCCGGCCCGGCCCCCCTTCATCGCCCGCGCCTACGAAGCCACCAGCACTACGCCTCGCGTCGCCGACTGGGAACAGATCGCCTACGGCCCCAACGCCGCCCTCGATGATGCGCACCTGGCCCGCGCCCGCGCCCAAGACGCCGTGCGCAACAACCCGTGGATTGCCCACGCCCTGCGCCTGCTGGTCAGCCATACCATCGGCTGCGGCATCCAACTGCATCCCCTGATCGAAGACCCCGCCCAGCGCGCCCGCGTGCAAGACCTGTGGGACCACTGGACGGGCGAAGCCGACGCGGATGGCGCGCACCACTTTAACGGCTGGCAAAGCCTGCTGACTCGCGCCGCGCTGGAATCCGGCGAGGTCTTTGTCCGTTTGCGCCCGCGTCGCCCGGAAGATGGTCTGAGTGTCCCGCTCCAAGTGCAAGCCCTGGAAGCCGCGCTATTGCCCCTGCACCACAACGCCCCGAACGGCGCGAATACCATCCGCCAAGGCATCGAACTCAACCCCGTAGGCCGGCGCGTCGCCTACTGGTTTCACCCCGAACACCCCGGCGACCGCTTCCTGCATCCCGACCGCGCCACCCTGACCCGCGTGCCCGCTGAAGCCGTCTTGCATCACTATCAGCCCCTGCGCCCCGGTCAACTGCGCGGCGCGCCGACCCCGATCAGCATCCTCTACCGCGCCCGCAATCTGGATCACTACGAATCCGCCGAGTTGACCCGCAAGAAAAACAAAGCCCGCTTTTCCGGCGCGATCTGGAAAGACAACCCGGAAGACAACCCGCTCTCCAACACCCCGGCCAACCCGGCGCTCCAAGCCCTGCAAACCCAGTTGGCCTCGGTCGAAGCCAGCGCCGAATACCAGGCCAACGACCCGGCCACGGTCGCCCTCGCCGCCAGCTTGCGCGAACAGATCCTCGTCGAGCAGGAGCGCAAAACCTTCGTTGACATCGAAGACGGGTATCTGCTGCAACTGGGGATGAACGAACGGATTGAGCTGTTCGGCGGCGACACCGGCAACGCGGGCGCGATTGACTTCTTGCGCACCCACCTGCGCGCCATGGCGGCTGGCATGGGCGTCCCGTTTGAACTGATGACCGGTGACTATTCCGGGACGAATGACCGGATCATGCGCGTCATTCTCAATACCTTTTACCGGGATTTGGAAATCGCCCAGGAACGGCTGATCCATCAAGTCCTGCAACCGATCTATAACGCCTGGCTGGACGCCGCCTATTTCAGCCGCGCCCTGATCCTGCCCGACTACGAACACCAGCGCCGCACCTGGCAACGCTGCGAATGGCGCGCCCACGCCTGGAGCTATGTCAATCCGCTCCAAGAGGCCCAGACCGCCGTCCTCAAGATTCAAAACGGCCTGACCTCGCGCCGCGCCGTGGTGGCGGAAGCCAACTGGGACATCGAAGAAATTGACCGGCAACAGGCCGAAGACCACGCCCGCGAGGAACGCCTCGGCCTGCGCTACGGCGTGACGGCGACCGCGCCCACCAATCCCCCTTTGGAGTATCCCGTCTGATGCTGCCCTATCCGCACCTGGCTGCCCGGCTGTTCAACACGCCGCTGTTGCTGCATCCCGGCAAACTCAGCGCCATCGTCGCCGGCCTGGGACCCCGTTTCGGCGTGGAACTGGCCCCCAGCGCCTACCTGGCCCCGGACAACGCCCAGCGCCTCCCCGGCGGCTATCGCCGCGTCCAGAATATCGGCCTCCTCGATATCCACGGCGCGCTGGTGCATCGCAGCCAAATGCGGGCCGATTCCACCTACCTGCAAGGCTATGATGACCTCGCCGCCCGCCTGGACGCCGCGCTCAACGATCCCGGCGTCGCCGCCTTGATCTTGAATATCGACTCGCCCGGCGGCGAAGTGGCGGGCGCGTTCCAATTCGCTGAACACCTTTATCAAGCCCGCGCCCAGAAGCCGATCTATGCCATCGCTGCGGACCTCGCCGCCAGCGCCGCCTACCTGATCGCCAGCGCCGCCCACTCCATTAGCCTGAGTCCCACCGCCCAGGTCGGCAGTATCGGCGTCGCCCTGGCCCATATCGACACCAGCCGCGCCCTGGAAAAAGCCGGATTGGCGGTCACCACGATCTACGCCGGTGCGCACAAGCTCGATGGCAATCCCTACCAGCCGCTCCCGCCGGACGTGGCCGCTGACCTTCAGGCCGACGTGAATCATTACTACGAGCTGTTCCTGAGTACCGTGGCGCAGTATCGCCCGGCCCTCTCTACAGACCTCGCCCGCGCCACCGAAGCCCGCACGTATATCGGCGCGCAAGCCCTGACGGAACACCTGGCTGACCGCGTGGAAACGCCGGACGCCTTGTTGTCCCGCCTGCTGACGAAATTCTCTAAAGCACCCCGTCAAGGAAAATCCATGAAGACTGAATTTGTCCCTGTGTTGTTGGATGAAGCCCCCCCGGTGGCCGCGCCGGGCGTTTTGGAAGAGACGGCGGAGACGCCCCACGTTCCCGACGCTTGCGCCCCCGTGGCCGTGTCCGAACTGTGCCTCCAAGCCAACGAACCCGGCTTGATTCCGCTGTTGCTCAAAACGCCCCAGACCCCAGCGGACGTGGAGGCGCGCATCGCCCAGGCCAAAGCCGTCCGCCAAATCTGTGCCTTGGCGCATCAACCTGCCCTGGCCGAGGGGTTGATTGCCGCCGGCTCCAGTGCCGACGACGCTAAGCTGATCACCTGGAATGCCCTGGTCGCTCGCGACGAAGCCGCGCCGATCCAGACCACGCCGCCCGTGTCCACGGCCCGCGCCCTGACCCGCGCCCAGTTTGACGCTCTGACCCCGACCCAGCGCCGTGACGCCTTGGCGTCTGGCGTCCGGCTGATCGATTAACCGCATTCGACAATTAAGGACTCGACCCTATGGCCAATACCCTCACGAACCTGATCCCCGACATCTATGCGGCTTTGGATGTTGTCAGCCGCGAACTGGTCGGTTTTATCCCCGCCGTCGCCCGCGATTCCAGCGCCGCCCGGGTGGCGATCAACCAGACCCTGCGGATTCCGGCGTCGCCCGGCAATGCGGCGGGCGGCAACATCACCCCGGCCATGTCCCTGCCCAGCGCTGCGGATCAGACGTTTACGAACAAGACGCTGACCATCAGCAAGCAGCGCTTCTTTCCGTTCAGTTGGAGCGGCGAAGAGCAGAAAGCGATGGATACGGGTCCCGGCTATCTGACGTTGCGCCAGTCCCAGATTGCTCAAGCCATGCGCGCCGCCGTCAACGAGATGGAAGCCGATCTGGCGACGGCAGCCTCCGCCGGGGCCAGCCGCGCCTTCGGAACCACGGCGGGCACCGCGCCGGTGCTGGCCGACTGGTCCGGCGCAAAAAAGATTCTGGACGACAACGGTGCGCCCCTTTCCGACCGTACCACGGTCATCAACACCACCGCCGGCGCGGCGCTGCGCAACACCTCCGCCCTGTACCAGGTCAACACGTCCGGCGAGTCCGGCCTGTTGCGCAACGGGACGCTCGGCAACCTGTACGGCTTCGATATTCGCGAGTCCGCCCAGGTCATCACCCCGGCTGCTGGAACACTGTCCGGCGCTTCCACGGCGTCCGGGGCGCTGACGGTCGGGCAAACGACCCTGACCTTGAAAACCACCACAGGAACCGGCGCAGTCATTGCCGGGGACATCATCACCCTGGCCAACGACGCCAACAAATATGTGGTGGTCTCGACGACGCAAGCGGGCGCTAATCCAGGGACCGGCGAAACGATTACGATTGCCGCCCCTGGCATTCGCATGGCGCAAGGCGCGGCGGAACGGGCGATTACCACGTTTGCGGCCTCGACCCGCAACTGTGCGTTTTCCCGGAATGCGCTCCTGCTCGCTACCCGCCTGCCCGCGATTCCCACCGACGGCGACCTAGCCAGCGACCGGATGACGCTGACCGACCCGAACAGCGGCTTGAGTTTCGAGCTGGCCGTCTATCCCGGTTTCCGTATGAACGTCTATCACGTTTCCGTTTGTTGGGGCGTGAGCGTCATCAAGCCAGAACACCTGGCGATCATCATCGGCTGACCATGAGCCGTTTGGACGCGATTATGACGCAACAGGGCGTACCCGCCCTGTTGCGAGTAGTGGGCGATGCTGCCGTCCATACCCACGCGGGTGATGACTTCGCCGTCCAGATCATCTTTCGGAAAGAAACCGATCTCATGGGCGAGTTTGGCGGTTATGCCGAGTCGCTCACTACGGTGCAGATTCCTTCCCAGTCCGGCGCGGTGGTCGGGGATACGTTCACCGTGCCCGGCGTGGTCACGGAAGATGATCCTTATCCTGACGACGTAATCTGGACCGCTGTGCAACTACTAAGCGATAACGGTTATTTACGCAAATTCGCCGTGCGGAGCGGGTCATGAGCGACAGCGCCCTGGCTCGGGCCGAACTCGTTGTCCGGTTAACGCCCATCGCTCCCGTGCGCACCGGACGCGCCGCCCTGGAAACCACCAGCGCCACGCTGCCGGTCATCGTGTTGTGGAGTACCGGTGATCAGCCTTCTCCAGATCAGGGCTACGCCGCGCCTCTGTACACCCGACAACTCAGTCTCGAATACAAAACCACGGCCAGCGCCGCCTATGACGATGATCTGGACGCCGCCCTGTCTGCAATTCGCGCCGCCCTGAAACCGGCTCTCGGAGCATCCCTGCTCCCCCATGCTATCGCTTTGCGTGAAACTAGCGCGCGGTTTTTCGCCCCCGACATCAGCGATACCGGTGCCAGCCGGATAGCTGTTTTACAAATCACTTTTGAAATCGATTACCTGGAGCGTTTCTAATGGCTATTCCTGTGGCGTCTCGCGCAACCTATCTCAACTGCGCTTTCAAGTACGGCTTCTGGAGCGGCGATACCGCGCCGACCCAGTTCTATGATCCCGCCAATTTCACCAAGGCGGAAATCACCAACCCGGTACAGGAGGCGGATGTCCTCCCCTCCAACATGGAAGGCAGTATCGGCGAGGCGCTGGCCTCGGTGAACAAACCCACCGAAGCGGCCAAGATCAGCCTGGAGGCGGATTACATGTCGCCCGCCCTCATGGCGTTGTTGCTGGGCGCGGACATTACGGAACTGGCGCAAACCACGGCGGCGGTGACGGATGATCCGATCACGGCGGCGGTCGGGCTGTGGGTCCCGCTCGCCAACAAGTACCTGGCGGCGCACGGGACCGGTACGGAAATCGTCGCCAAGACGGCGGCGGATGCGACCGTGACCAGTGATCATTACGCCGTGGATACGGTGAATGGCCTGTTCAAGGCGCTGGATAGCACCGGGGCGACCGTGACCAAGGTCAGCTATCACAAGGCGGCGCGTACCGGCGAAATTTACAAGGGCGGCAAGGTGAAATCGGCTTACCTCAAGCTGGTCGGCACGGCCACCGAGAAGGTCAGCCAGAAGCGTTGCCGGATCGTGGTTCACAAAGCCAGCCTTGCGGCAGCCTCGGCGTTCGATCCGGTCGCCGGCGGGTATGTCAAAGGCACCTTTGCCGGTGACCTGCTCACGCCCAGCACGGAAACCTCGCCCTGGCAGTACGAGTATCTGGACCTCGCGGCGTAAGCCATGGCGATCACGCTCGGTGCGATCACCCTCCCGGCGACTCTCGTCTGGGAGGAGGAATTCACCTGGTCGCCGGTGGCGCTAAGTACCGAGTACGGCCTGACCGGCAAGTTGCTGGTGCAGGTCAGTACCAAGCTGGACGGGCGACCGATCACCCTGGTCGGGAAATCCGATGGCACCGCCCACACCGGCGGTATCAGCCTGACGAACCTGAAAACCCTCCAGACCGCGTTGAATGTTGCTGGCGCGCAATGGACGTTGACCTTGCATGATGCCCGGACCTTTACCGTCATAGCGGCGGCGGATCCGCTGACCGTGGAGCCATTGCCAGTCTACCGGAGTTTTTTCCCAGCAAACCCGACCGGCGACCGCTGGCATTTGATCCGGTCCCTCAAGCTGATCACGATTTAACTATGGAGTCCTTCTGATCATGATGATCCATCACGTCAATGTTTTTTTCACCCAACCCAAGGAGTTAATGATGAAAGTCTCTGAAATCTCGACGGCGGTCACTGCGCTGTCTGAACAACTGGTGAAAGTGCAGGTGGAAATCCTGGGCAAGATCGAGGCGCTGGAAACCGCGCTGACGGATGTGGATTTGCCGGAGGATGCCGTGGATGCACTGAATGCGCTGCGCGGTAACGTGCAGGCCATTGATGACATCGTACCCGATGTCGTTGTGGAACCGACTGAGTAATCAGGAAAAGCCATGACGCCCGGAAAGTTGGCACTGACGATCTATCAAGGCGCTACGTTCCGGCGCGTCCTTCGGCTGACGGATAGCGCTGGTGATCCGATTGACCTGTCCGGGGCGACGGTGCGAATGCACGTCCGCTCGCGCAAGCCCGGAATAACTTTAAGAACCTCGCAGGAGTGCGAGTGACGTACACTCCGCCTGTCACCCCATGAGTGTGCGATTGGTGGCTTGGCTCTTCATGCTGGCTCTGTGTACTGGACTGGTCTTATGGGCCGGGATGTAATGCTCTCTGACCCCGGTTCACCGGGGTTTTTGCTGTTGCCTTTAAGGATTTCGCATGGCCGCGCCCAGTAACCTTGTACTGCACCTGCTCATCACTGCCAAGGATGAAGCCTCGGCGGCGTTCGGCAAGATTTTCAGCTTTCTGGATAAAACCACCAGCGCAACCGCCAACCTGATTCGGGAGAAGTTCACCAATCTCTTTGGCGGGGGACTGTCCGGGGCGATTGAATTTGAGGCGCAACTGGATCGGGTGCAGGCCAAGGGCGGCTATACCAGCGATGCCATGCAGACGCTCAAAAAGACGGCCTTGGACATGGCCGCCGCCTTTGGGATTACCGGCACGGAAGCTGCGCAAGGCATGGAGTCGCTCGCGGCGGCGGGCTTGAAAACCGAAGAGGTGATGCAAGCGTTGCCGCCAGTCTTGGCGCTCGCCAAGGCGGAAGGGCTGAGCATGGACGATGCCAGCTCCAAGCTGGTTAATTCCCTGACGGCGGTGGGCCTGGGCTTCGATCAGGCTGGGCGCATGGCGAACGTCCTGACCAAAGCGGCCAATGAATCCACCACCAGCGCCAGCGCCGTGGCGGTGGCCCTGTCCACGGCGGGGGGTATTGCGCGGGCGTCGGGACTGTCGTTTGAAGACACGGCGGCGGCGTTGACCGTGTTAGCAAAAGGCGGCATTGAAGGGGAACGCGCCGGGACGGCGCTGTCCGCCATTCTGACGCAACTGCTCAACCCGGCCAGCGCCGCCAGCAAGGAATTGACCGCCTTGGGGATCACCAGCCGGGATTTTGGCACGGTGATGAGCGAATTGGAGCAGCGCGGCGAGGGCGCGAACAGCGCGATTCTGGCCTTCGGCGAAACGGCCGGGCCGGGCCTGCGCACGTTCCTGCTGCAAGGCAAGGGCGTCATGGACGAGATGAAAACGTCCATGATGGATGTGGATGGAGCTGCACAGGCGGCCGCTGACGGCATGAGCGGCAACCTTAAGGGCGCGCTTGCCGCACTCACCAGCGCCTGGGAGAACCTGAAAACGGCGCTGCTGGATCCGTTATTGGAACCGATTACTGCGCAAGTGTCCGCCCTGGCGAAGGCGTTTCAGGAGGGACTCAGCAGCGACAAATTCAAGCAAGTTCAGGCGACGATCAAAGATTTTGGCGAAGCGGCCGGGAAAGCCATTGGCGATTTCGTCAAGAGCTTTGACTTTGCCGGGGCGCTGGCCGGGTTAGCGGATTTCGCCAGCAGTGCGAAAGGGCATTTTGAGACGCTGGCGTCTGGCGGCAAGGCGGCGGCGGATGTCGTCATCATCGCCTGGAATGGGGTCACGGCGGGCTTTAAAACCATCGGTGCCGGGATGGTGGAGATCGTCGCCAGTATCGTCGTGACGCTGTCTAATATCGAAGACGCCGCCAGCCGGATTGGACTGGGCAGTGCCCAGCGCGCCGCCGAGTTGCGTCAGAAAGCGTTGGAGATGCAGGAAACGGCGGCGGGATTGATCGCCAGTGTCCAACAAGACGCAACAGAACTGGGCGCAGCGTATGACCGGCTCACGACAAAGAGCGATGCGGCGGCGGACTCACAGGAAAAACTTAAGGCCGCCTTGCCCACGGCGCAACTCAAGGAAGTGGTCTATGCCCTGAGCGATTATCAAAAAATCGCGGATCGGGCGAATGCGGCGACGGCCATGGCAGCCGTGGACATGGAAGCCGGACGCATCAGCGCCCAGCAATACGGTGAGAAGCTGCTGGATGCCGCCGAGGCGAATGCCGTTCTAGCTAAAGCGACTCAGGCGCAGGCCGACGCGGCGAAAGCCGGTGCGGCAGCGCAGAAAGACACGGTGCAATCCCTCGAAAAAAGCGTCACGTTCGCCCAGCAATACACCGATGAACTGGACGGGCTGATCCGCGCCCAAAGCGACGGGGTGCGGGCGGAAATCGCCTTGGCCGCAGCTAAGGGAGACACTGCCGAAGTTCAGCGGTTGTCCGCCGACTTGGCGATTTTGGAGGCCGATGGTTCAGCTCGCGTCGCTCAAGCCAAATGGGCGGAACAGCAAGCTGAAGCGGCGCTAGCGATCCAGAAGCTGGCGCAACTGAATGCCATCAAAGACAAGAATGCGGAGACGCAGAAACAGATTGAACTGGCGGTGTTGACGGCGCAACGGGAACTGGCCGAAGTGCAAGCCGCTGGGGTGAATGCCGCTGCGCAAGAGACGCTGGCGCAAAAGCTGCGGGAAGTGAGAGCGATTCAATCTGGCGCGCCAGACGCTGTTAATCAGCACACCGAGGCTGTGCAAAAGAATACGGACGCCACGGAAAAGAGCAATCAATCCAAAAAAGACAATATTAGCCTAACCAAATTACTAAATGACGCGATTGCCTATTCAGGCCAAGTCACCCGTGAGCTATCTGCTGCGACCGAGAATCTCTTTAAGCAAATGCTATGGTCGCAAAACCAAAAAGAAGCCCTGGCGTTTAGTACAACGGTCGAGTCCTATCTTTACACACTTCGCCAAGTGCCAGAGGCTTACGCGGAAATTAACCAGAAGATTGCCGACATGAGTGCGGCGTCCAAAGCCGCCAGCGATGATATTTTGCTAGCGACGAATTCGGTGGCTCGCCTGTTTGGGCATATCAACAAGGCGACGGCTGACGCCCAATTAGCTTTCTATGAACAACAGTTAGCCGCTGAAAAATTGGCGGATCAGTATGAAAAAGTCGCGAAGACTGGAGAAACCGGGTTCCAGGCGGTCGGCGCGGCGCTACAACAGATCACCTACGATTCTACGGTCACGATCAAAAGCTTTGATCTGCTTGACCAGCAAGACCTCTCCCGACTGCAAGCCGCTATTGATGGGGCGAATAACAAACTTCGTCAGATGCAGGAAGAAACCCAGTCCGCGAAGGACCGGCTGGCGGAACTGAACGCCGATATCCTCGAAGCCCAGGGCGAGGATCAAAAAGCTGCGATCCTCACGCAGCAGCTCGACTATCAGCAGCAGCTCGCGGAAGTCGAGAAGCAACGGCAGGACGCGGAATTGGCGGGCAATCGGGAATTGCTGGCGTTGCTCGATGAACAAGAACGCAAGCTGAAAACCCTGAACGACCTGAAACTCAAGAATATTCAGGCCGAAGCGGACACGGCGGCCTCTTCATCGGGTTCCTCCCGCTCGGCTGCGACCTCGGCTAGCGCCGTCGCCAAGACTTATGAACTCAAACTGTCCGGTGGGGCACAATCCCTGACCGCTTATACCGACACTGATCCCAGTGCGTTTTTATCGGCAATGGAAGCCGCGCAACGAGTGACCTGACATGCCCATCCAAGAACAAAATATCGTCTTTGTCGAAAGCCAGGTGATGGATGATGTCCCGGAAGGCGGCGGCGCGGCAACGGGCCTCGTGATCCCCGACGGGGTGATGAACAACGTCTTTGAGGATATCAGCGATCTGGACCGCGCCTATGGCCGGTTCAACCTGCGCAAACTGTTCCTGGCGGTGCGGGCGCTGAATACCGACCTGTACGGCGGGGCGAAAACGGTCATCACCGCCCTGCCCACCGATCCGGCGCTCGGCTATACCCTGTTCACTACGAACGCCCCGTTCGACACTCGTGTCGAGGCGGCCGCCCGCGTCGAGGCCTATCTCTACAAAGGGCCGATGTGGCATGGTGCGTTGCACGAAAATCATATTACCGGAATGCGGGCGATCAGCGTCATTCAGCGGGTGAACACGGCCCTGCCACCGATTGGCAAAACCCTGTGTCTGGTGCAAGACGAGGGCCTGCCTGGGCAAAAAGAGCAATACGTGCGGATCATCAAAGTGGAGGCCGTACCCACCACGCTGGAAGATGCCGATGGCGAATTCGTGCGCTGGGTGGTGCGGATGGACTTGTCTGATGCGCTGCGTTATGACTTTCTCGGGCACAGCGCTGGCCGCTATGACAGTTACAACTACACGGGAAAAACCCGCATTCGGGACACGACCGTCGCCGATGCGACCCGTTACTACGGCAGCCAGCGGCTCGCGGACGCTGCGTCTATCGGCGACCTCACGGTCAACGCCGCGTCGCTGTTTGCCCAGTTAGTCCCCAGCGCCCAAACGGAAACTCCGCTGATCAGTCAGGTTTTGGCTGCCGAGAAAGCGCCCCTGCTCGCCAGCCGGGCCAGCAGTCTCAGCTATACGGTGGCGGGTGCCGTGATCGCCCCCAATGGCCGTTTCGTGTTGAACACCGGCGCAGTACCGGGCAGTATCAGCGTGACAGTAGGTAGCGTCGTCATCACCGATAACGGCCTGGGTAACGCGATGCAATCTGGAGTCCTCATCGGCCTGTGGGACTATGCCACCGGCGAATGTCGATTCAACAGCAGCGCGCCTTCGGCCAGCGGCAGCGCCAATGTCACCTACACTCCCGCCACGGCGGCTGCGCAACAAGCCCACACCCGCGCCGTGGTCGTGACGCCGGAAAATCGTCGGCTGAACTGGATTGAGACGCTGTTGCCGATTCCGGCACCGGGCGTCCTGGATATTGCCTACCGGGCGCAAGGCAATTGGTATGTCTTGCGAGATAATGGCGCGGGCGCAATCAGCGGTTCCGATGTGACCTTCGGCTCGGGCACGGTGAGTTTTGTCACTGGCGATGCAGCGATTACCCTCGGGGCCTTACCGGATGCGGGCAGCCAGATCATCTACACCTGGGCCAGTCCGGTGCATACCACGATTCACACCGATGACGCATCGGCTATCGTGCGCTGTTCTGTGGCGCTCACGGAAACCCCGATCAATCCGGGCAGTGTGACCGTGACCTGGCACGCCGGCGGGACGACGCGGACTCTCACTGACAGCGCTGGCGTCTTGAGCGGGACGAACGCCGGCGGGACGGTGGACTATGGGGGCGGCGTACTCTCTTTGACCTTCGCCCGCTTGCCGGATCGGGCCACCGGACTGAGCGTGGCGTATCAATCGCTGGAAGAAACAAGTCCGGAGGACCCCCTCCTGGTCGCCGGAACCTTGACCTTGAACCCGGCCAGTACCAGCTTTACCCTGGGGCGCGCGGTGACGCCGGGATCGGTCAAGCTCAGTGCGGTACCCATTCAATGGCTCTATGAAGACACTCCGGTCGGCAGCCTCTTTTTTGTTGATCTGGTCGATGGTGCCGATGGCTTGCTATATGCCTCCCACACCACCGTCTATGATGGGTATTGGGGTACGGTGAACTACGCCACCGGGGCTATCGTCATTGTCCGGCAACGGGACGCCTCGTTCTGGTATTGGGAATACGGCACTTCCACCTGGGTAGTCACCGCACCGGACTATCAGGTGGCTGCTTATACGCCCTTTGGTTATCAAATTCTGGACGCCGGTTATGGAACGCCCACGGTACGCACCCAGAGTTTCACCAGTTCGGCAGCGCCCCTGCTCGTGGACCTCACCGCGACGATTCAGGAGCCTCTCGTCGCTCAATCCGTCCGGTTCCGCCTGGGGGGCCTGGTCTATGTCGACCGCAACGGTACGCTGTATGCGAACCCCAGCCCGGCGACCGGCAGCGGCACTGTGGCCGGCACGCTCAATTATGACACCGGCCAAGCGACGCTCACCTTCTGGACGGATAACGCCCTGGTCGATTTGACCCTCGATAGCCTGCTCACCCGGCACGGCGACTGGACGGCGATTGACGCCTGTTTCCGCACGGCGGCCAGCCCGGTCAAGCCGGAGGCGCTGTCCGTAGTCGCGGTGACGACCGACGGGGTGCAAATCACCGGCGTGGCTGATGAGGATGGGGTCATTGCCGGTTCATGGATGCGCGGCGCGATCAATTACGAATTCGGGACGGCCTGGCTGGAATTCGGCTATCTGGACGGGGCGACCTGGGTTTCACGGGCTGTCGATCCGGGAACGATCCGTTATAACGCGGTCGCCTACAGCTACATCCCGCTGGATGCCAACATTCTCGGCATTGACGCGGTGCGCCTGCCCAGTGATGGCCGGGTGCCGATCTATCGCAGTGGCGATGTGGTGATGATTTTGCACGCAGCGGAAACCACCGGGACGCCCAGCTATGCCGTTGAAACCAATACCTACCGCTTGAGTTGTGGGCGGACGCGCATCGCCTACGTCAAGATCACGGATGACGCGGGCGATCCGGTCACCGAGGGCTATACCCTGGATCGGGCGGCGGGCGTGGTGAGCTGGGTGAGCCTTGCCGGGCTGGATACGCCCGTGACGATCAAACACACCGTCGGCGACTTGCGCCTGGTGACGGATGCCCAGATCAACGGGACGCTGACGCTGGCCCGTCCGCTCAGCCATGAATTCCCCGCCGATGACTCTCTCGTCGCCGCCTGCCTGATTCATGGCGACCGCCGGGCACGGGTGTCGGCGGTCTGGGATCAGGCCAGTTGGGACGGCACCTGGAAAGACTCGATCGTGGGCAGCGCGGCGACGGCGACGCTGAACACCATCGATTTCCCGATCACCGTCACCAATGAGGGCTGCGACACTGACCGCTGGTTATTGCGCTGGACCTCAACCACGGCGGTGGAGCTGATCTCGGAAAAACGCGGACTGGTGTGGACGGGCAGCTACCCGGCTTATGTGTCGGGGACGCCCGCCGATATCGCTCCGATCAATCCCCGGACACGGGATGAAAACGGGTTGAATGGCACACCGTATGTGACGATCCCCCAAAAAGCCAACGGCGGCGGCTGGAGCGCCGGGAACGTGGTTCGGATCAACACGGTGGGCGCGATTGCTGATTTCTGGGTCGCCCGCGCCATTCTCCAGTCCGATGAACCGGATGATGACGGCGCGGACGGCTGTGAGATTTACGCCCTGGGCAACATTGATCGCCCATAGGAGGCCGGATGGATATCAGCACCAAACATGACAACGCCCGCCTCGCCGCCGGGCGCATTCCCGCCCTGAACGCCAGCCTAACGTTGCTGGAGGTCGCCGACCCGGTCGTGGCGCATATTGAGTTCTACTCCGCGCCGCGCCCCGCTCCGGGCGCTACGCCGACCGGCGATCTCGTGGTGAGCGTCAATGTCGCCGCCACGGCGGGCCATGTCGATACCGACCTGTTTCAGGTGCATTTGACGGTGCCGATTGAGGGGCAAATCACCGGCGCGGATGCGGAAGACGGGTCTACTGTGACCTGGGCGCGGATCATCGATGGGGAAGGGGACTGGTTCGCCGATGTGAGCGTCAGCGATGAAGCCGGTAGCGGCGAGATCAAATTGCAAACGACGCTGCTCTACAACGGCGCGTATTGCCGGTTGACCAGCGTAATTTTGCAGGGATAGATCATGGCTGATCCGTATTTTGATCATGTGAGCCTGCTACTGCCGCTGGAAGGGGTGAATAACCAACGGGCGATTGTGGATTATGCGCCCACGCCTAACATAATAACCGTCGCGGACAATACCAAGATTTCCACTGCCCAGTCGAAGTGGGGCCAGGGCAGCGGATTGTTTGACGGCAATGGTGATTATTTGACCTTGTCCCATACGTCCGAGTTTGAATTCGGCACGGATAATTTCACGGTCGAAGCGTGGATACGGCTGACCGGGTACACGATAGTTCAAAGCGGGCTTTATCGCGGGGAAATTTTAGGCAAGCCCAGTTCTTTCGAGTTTCGGTTGCAAGGGACAGCCTCGTCTTGGGACAGCTTGCGGGTCAACATCGTGGGGTCTACGACGGTCACCCCTGAAGCCAATTTTAGTTTTAGCCTGAACACATGGTATCACATCGCGTTTGTACGGGCGTCCGGGACGGTGGCGATCTATGTCAATGGCACGGCGCTCACGACCGCCAACGCCTCGGCGAATGTCGCCAACGCCGTCAACGCCAATAACATTTATATCGGCGGATTGAGTACGGTCAATTATGGCTATTTTTTCCCTGGGTACTTACAAGACCTGCGGGTGACGAAAGGCGTGGCGCGCTACACCGCCCATTTCACCCCGCCCAGTCGATTGCTGATACAGCACTGCCTGCCGGTTTCCGGGCAAGTCACGACGATTGCTGGAAACTGCATCGTTTCAGGCAATGGCGGCGCGCAACAGGTGGTCATTCGCGATGCCAGCACGCGGATTCTGGTCGCACTCGCCACGCCGAACGCTACGACCGGCGACTGGTCAACCAGCGTGCCGCCGGGCGACTATGACATCAGCTATTTTGCCCCAGGCTGCCAGCCGATCTGTCACGGCCCGTACACCGTCGCCCCGCCCTAAATGAGCTACACGGCCCGTCCGCTCAGCGTTCCGGTCATTCTGACGGCCAGCTATAGCGCACCGGCGCTGAGTGTCCCGGTGGTGCTGGGCGCGGAAGCCGCCGTTGTGATCGCCGGCACACTCGCAGCGACGCTGCCTGATCCGGCTTATCTCCTGACGCTTACGGCGACGGCGGATTATGTTCATGCGCTAGCCCTCGTGGCGTCGTTGCCCGATCCGGTTTATCCGCTGGCGTTGATCGGCACGGGCGTGCAGGACTTGATGTTGCCGGATACCGACGGGCCACGCTTGCGGGGCTTCATCGCCCAGGGGCAGCCGACGGCGACGGGGCGCACGGTCACTCAGCAGGCCATGCAGGCGACGCGCACGGCGGCAGAACTGTTCGCAACGACCGCTGACCCGATTCGCGTCGGCTGGGATGTTTTGCACACGCACGGACTGCGAACGCAACGCGGCGTCCAGACGCCCCATGCTCATGGCTTGCCCCTGGGGCAGGGGTCCACGCTCGCGCAAGCCGAGAGTCTGCGCGTCCAGCGACCCCTGGCGGAACGCTACGCCCACGGGCTATCTCTTCGCCCGGGCGCGCGGTTGTTCGCCGCCGACACGATCAGAACCCGCACGTCCCGCACGATTCGGGAACAGCACGGCGAGCAGGCCGGGATTCGGCTGATCGTCGGTCAACAGCAAAGCCTGATCAGCGCCCGTCGGCTTCAGGTGCGCTGGACACACGCTGACAAGCCCCTGCCAGGCCGCTGGTGGCCGTTCTACATCGTGCCCGGCCTGAATGTGCCGGTCATTCTGCAATCGCCCTACACGCCACGCCCGTTGCATTGCCGCGTCGCACTCAGTTGGACGTGGATTGCCCAGCCGTATTGTGTCGGCCTGGACCCCGACCCGCCCTATATCGTCGTTCCCGTTCAGGAGGTCTACGTTGTGATCAACAGTTTCTCCCTGGTGCGCGCCGATACCAGCCAGCCGGTAGACGCATTGGACTTTTCCGCCAGTCTGGACGCCGATAGCTGGGGTTGGAGTTGGTCAGCGACCGTACCGGCCAGCCAAATGAGCCGCGTGCGCTCGCCGGCATTGGGTGAGTTCGTGGAACTCATTGCAACCCTGAACGGCACGGCGCTGCGGCTGGTCGTGGAACGGCTGAGCCGGTCCCGGCAGTTTGGACAAGCCGCGTTGAAAATCAGCGGGCGCGCCCGCGCCGCCTGGCTCGCGGAACCGCACAGCCCGATCATCACCGTGATGAATACGGAAACCCGCACCGCACAGCAACTGCTGAATGAGGCGCTGATGGTCAATGGCGTCAGTATCGGCTGGACGGTGGACTGGCAACTGGAGGACTGGAGCGTCCCTGCGGGCTTGTGGAGTTATACCGGCACGTATCTGGGCGCGGCGCAACGTCTTGCGGAAAGTGGCGGCGGGTACGTGCAGGCCGATCATGCCCTGCAAACCCTGCATATCCGGCCCTACTATCCGGTTGCGCCGTGGGACTGGGCGGAAGCCACGCCCGATCTGGCGTTGCCGGAAGATGTGTGCACGGTTGAGGAGATCGAATGGCAGGACAAGCCCGCGTACAACGCTGTCTGGGTGGTCGGCGGCGCGAACGGACGGCGTGATCAGGTGAAGCGCACCGGGACGGCGGGGGATGTCCTTGCGCCGACCGTCGTTGATCCGCTGGCCTGCGATACGGTGATGACCCGGCAACGCGGATTGCGCGTCATCGCCGACACCGGGCGGCAAGTGCATTTGAGCCTAAAACTGCCGGTGTTGGCGGCCACGGGCCTGATTCGTCCGGGGCTGCTACTGGAATACACTGAGCAGGGACAAACCCATGTGGGACTGAGCCGCGCCGTGAGCGTGAACTATCAGTTCCCGACCGCATGGCAAACGATCAAGGTGGAAACCCATGAGCTTTAATCCCTATAAGCGCCTGACGCAACTGATCGCCGGTCCACTCACCGATGTCGGCGAAGTGCTGAGCGTCGAGGAAGACGGCGCTGTCGTGGAGTTGGTCAGCGGCGCGCAAATCCATGTGCGCGGAGAGGCGACCCTGGGGGATTGGGTCTATGTCCGGGACGGGGTGATTCAGGGTCCCGCCCCGGAACTGAGCGGGACCACGATAGAGGTCTAGCGCCGTCCGTGGCGCGGGCTTCCTAATAGCTGAGAGGCGGCTGTTGTGCCTGCTTCCGGGCCATCGCCCGAATCTTGCGGATCGACACCGGCGGGCGCAACACGGTTTCGATGAATTCCCGGTCGAGGGTCATCATGCGGTCGTGGTGCTGATCGGACAGCGTTCTCAGGCCCTCCAGTTCCGTGCGGACTTCTTCAAAGTGTTCCGGGCGCAACTCGCTGCTGCTGCGCAGACCGTAGGTGAAGCGAATCCGCTCGTTGACGGCAAACCCGGCGCTGCCCTGCCACTTGCAACAGTTTTCAATGCCGTGCATCAAATCGCGCAGCACTTTCCACTGGTCAGCCGTCAGGCCGGGTTGCACGGCGGGTTGTTCCGCCAGCGCCTTCACCCGGAAGTACAGCTTCACCAGTTGCCGCTGGATTTGCCAACTGAGATCGTCGGTGAACGACTTGACCAGCATCAGATAGCCGGACTCGGTGATGATGACTGCGTGTTGCGCAGACTCGCCAATAATGCTGGGTTGGTTCCGACGAAATTCGTCGAGACTATTAGAATCAAGATCATAGAAATCTTCCCCTTCGATAAACCGCTTCCGGTTGGCGCGGAAGTTCCGGCTTGCGGTTCCTTCAACCCGGTTATGAACCCGGTCAATCAGGGCAAACGTTAGGACGGGTTGACCGGCATAGGTCAGGTAGGGGATTTCAACATCATTGGTGATACGGACAACTTGAGTAGACATGGTACGGCTCCTTTCAGGGATTGGAGACCGCCAACACCAAGTTCCAAGACGATGGTGGCGGACTGTACGAGGTTGGAACTACCGGGAAAGGTACCGGCCACTCTTGCGAGTGCCTCGCACAGTCCACCATAGAGGGCATAAAAAAAGCGCCTCTGTGGCGCGGGTGCGCCTTTCATCCGGGGTTCCAATCCCGACTTCCGTTTTTTGCGGAAGTGGAATCAGCATAGACCCGTTGCCGAAAGCGCGTCAAGACTTATCCACAGAGTTATCCACACGGGTTGCGGACAACTGGACGGTCAGCGCCTCGATGGCCCGATCCAGGCGCGCCTCGTTTTCATCGAAAAGACGCCGATTCCAGGACCGGAACAGTTGCAGCCAATTTAGCGCATCGGTGGCAGCAGCGGGCAGGTTGGTGGGTTGGCCGGTGCTATCCCAGTGGGGTGCGGTCATGTGGGGTCTCCAAGGGTGTGTCGCCAGATTGTCGCCAGCGCTGGGCAAGGGCTGATCGATCAATGAGGCGCGTCGGGTTAATTTGGCGTTGATTGGCGCAAAATGCAGAAGGGGAACCGCGCCGTTGTTGAAAAATCAATCAGTTAGAATGATGTCTGGCCTTCGGGAGGCAGAAGTCGCAGGTTCAAATCCTGTCACCCCGACCATCTAATCAAGCACTTATCTTCATCGTTTCCCTTTCCTTTTCGGGCATTGTCGCCAGATTGTCGCCAAGCCCCTCCAGCCGGTTCACTGCATTCCGCGCCTGATCCGGCGACAAGTGTGCATAGCGCTGGGTCATCTCGATGCTGTAATGCCGCAACAGACTGGACACCTCCAGCAACGGAACGCCCGCTTGCACCAGCCAGGCCGCGCAGGTATGCCGCAGATCATGAATGTGGAAATCCACAATTCCCGCGTCCCGACAAGCGCTGTTAAAACTCCGCGATACCGACAGCAAGCGCGCTCCGGCCTGATCCGCGAACACCCAGGGCGAGGCCGGGCAATGGCTAGCCCGAAAGCGCGCTCGGCCCAGAAGCGCCTGCCGCGCCCGCTCGTTCAGCGGGATACTGCCCAGTTGCCGGTTTTTCTGCTGGCTCTGGTCGGTGAAATAGATCAGCCGTTGTCTCAAATCGACGCGACTCCATTCCAAGCCCAGTAGCTCCCCTTTCCGCATCCCGGTCATGAGCGCCAGCTCGATAAAATCCGCCAGCCACGGTGCGCGTGAATTGGCGTTCGCGACGGCCAGCAATCGAGCGGCGTCTTCTGGCGTCAGCCAGCGCACCCGTCCGGGCGGTTCACTGGGTTTACGGCGCGCCGCCGGGTTCGGGATGTCTTGCCCGTTTTCATCCTTCGCCCAGTTGCACGCCGCACAAAAAACGTTCAACTCCCTTTTCAGCGTTGAGTCGCTGATGCCCTCCCGGCGACGATCATCCAAGTACCGCCGAATGTCCACCGGTTGAATGGCCCGAATCGCTCGTCCGGCAAAGGCTTTCGCCAGGTGGCGACCCGCGACAATGTCCCGTGAAATGTCGCGACGTAACCGGGCCGATTCCAGATAATCCGCCAGCAGGTCATCAAAAAGCGGATCGGCCACCACCGGCCCGGCGGGCATCGGGTGGTGTTTCTGGTTCCAAATGTCCGCTCGCGCTTTCGCCTCAACTAGCGCGGCTTGGGCGCGGTCGGCAGTTTCAGTACTGCGCTCAATCTTGCGCCCGCTGGCGTCGCGATAGGCGATCCACCAGTGGGGGCTACCCTTTTTTCGGTACATGCTTGCGTCTCCGCGCACGGTTCCCCGATTTCAGGATAGACAATCCGGGCCGCAATCCAATGGTCTAGCGCCTCGGCGGGGAAGCGCACTTGCCCACCAATCCGCACATACGGCAGCACCCGTTGTTGATGGAGTCGGTTGAGCGTCCGCACGCCGACGCGCAACCGTTCCGCCGCTTCCGGGAGGGTTAAGAGCGCCATAGCCGATCCACAATTAGGGCATACCCACGCGGGGCGATGGCATAGCCCGTCAACTTTCCCTGCGCGGTCAGAGTCAGATAGCCCTCTTTTAGCCAGAGGGGCGCGTCGCTGGGGGCCTTCGTGATCTCAATCCAGCGGGCCGAAAAGACCGTCCAGACCGTGGCAGGCATCATGCTGCACACCCCGACCGGCGTTGGGCCTGGTGCCGGTAGTGCTCCATCCAGGCGATATCTTCCGGGGTCACGCCCTTGATCGGAGGGTCCGGCTTTATCGGCTCTACGGGGGGCGCTGTCTGCTTTTTCAGGTAGCGGAGGGTTTTGCTACCGGCATCGAGGTCAGCACATCCGGGGCGCGCTTGCCACGGTGCCCAATCTCTGGCGCGCCGGGTCGCCTTGGCGGGCAGCGGTACTTTTTCGATCCGGCCCCGCCGCACCAGCCACCCCAAGGCGGCGGTGACGGTTGCGTGGGGTTCGCCAATCTCCCAAGCCAAGGCATCGGTGGTCAGCGGCCCGTGATCGCGCAAGGCTTGCCAGATTTGCTCGGTAAAACCGTGGTTCCTACTCATGCGGACCTCCGTTGGGTCAGGAGCTGGCCTTGCGCCTTGATGCGCGCTTCCAACTCCAAAGTGCGGATTGAGAGGCCGGCCATGGCCTCCGTCAGCGACATGATCTGTTGCGCCGCGTGACTGAGAGCCGCTTGATAGGCCCGGCTATAACAGTGGCCGGGACAGCCTGAACATTGCACGTCCGTCATGCCAGCGCGAACCCCAAGGCCAGTCCTGAGAAAAAGGCTGCCAGGAGCGTCAAGGCGACGGCGAGATAGCGCGCGGCCTGGATCGTTTCTCGATCCACGAAGCTATCATCGTCGGCGGCGTAGTCCCGGGGGGCCGGGACGCGAATCGCCGTGACCGCTTCGGCCATCGTGGGTTCATCGCGGATCGTGGCGGCGGCGTCATCGGCGCGCAGGACATCGCGGGCCAAGTTCGGGGTGTGCGGGCGGGTTTCTCGCGCCACGTCCCAGCGTTCCATTTCGCGCAGGGCGACCTGCTGACGGCGCACCGCGTCGCGTTCAGCACGGCCCTGGGATTGCGCTTGCTGGTGGCGTGAGTTGACCACCGCTTTGACGATGGTGGGATTGGGGTGGGTCGGTGTAGAAGGGGTCTTCGTCATGGGGGTTCCTAGATCGCGTGAACGTCGGTGATGTTGCGCAGGATTTTCTGCTTCCACAGCAGCCGGACTTCTTTGGGTGCCGGGGCGTAGAGAAAACGCGCCCGGCGCTTTTTGTGGGCCTCGGCGACAGGGTGTTTTCGTGGCTTGCTCATTCCGCCCCCCACGGCATCAGCGCGCCGTCAATCCGGCTGCTGTAAAGAATGGGACTGCCCGCCGCCGCGCTGTCGAGCGCGGTGAGGTAGAGCCAAAGCCAGAGCCAGTCGAGATACAGGTTCATTTCAATCTCCTGAAAAAGGGCCGGGTCCGTCGTCGGGACCGTACCGGCCCGGCTAAATCCACCATCACAGAGGGTTCACTCCCCGACGCCGATCCCCAGGCTAGGGGTCTGTCGACGTGGCCCTGGGAAGGGCGGCGGG